TTTTGCAAGGGCGTATTAATTTACGGCGCAATAGGTTTATTTATATATCTAAACGCATTTAAGGATTTTGTATGAAAGATTACGTAATTGTAAGAAATAGTGATATGCATAAAAGCGGAGATAATGATACAGCTCTAGTTAAAGTTGATGAGCAATTAAAATTAAAGTTAACTGTAGCGCAAAAAGTTTTTGATGCGCTTGTTGATGATGGCTTTTATGGTGAGTACGCATTAGGCGAAGATTTGTGGAATGAATTTCAAGCTGCATTTAAATAAAAATAAATCATTAGGGATTTCACATGAACAGTCAGCAACTTTTAGATTACATCATTAAGCCAACTTTAGAGTACATGGGCGGTAACTACAACAGCAAGAACGCACAGATGTTATTACTATCAACAGCAGCTATTGAAAGCAAATGCGGCTACTACATTAAGCAGATAGGAGGCCCAGCGTTAGGTATTTGGCAGATGGAACCAGCAACACATGATGATATATGGATAAACTGTGATGCTTTAAAAAAAGCATATTTTGAAATATTTATAAATAGATTGGTTGGTCCATTATCAAAAAATTCAAATACAGAATTAATAACATTACCTATGTACGCGTGTGCTATGGCTAGATTAAAATACTCAATGGACACTGAACAACTTCCATTTTACGCCGATATTTATGGCATATACGCATACTACAAAAGAATCTATAACACACCACTTGGCGCTTCTACTTTTGAAAAGTTTAAAGCAGCTTGGGATGAATGCGGATTAGATGAAATAGTGTTATAATAATTATTTTCAAATAGGGTTTATAAAATGGAGTTTGTAAACTGTGCTTATGAAGTGAGTTGGCTATTTTTGTTAATTTTGTTAGTTGTCAAGCATGTGTTAAAATGGTTTAACATACCCCAGCGCAAAAGACAAAACAATGAGAGAAACAGTAAAGCAAGCGACCGAAACGATACTAACACACCCGAAGGCTAGCTTTGCTGTCACTACTTTGTTTACATCACACGCATGGCTAGACTATGGCGAGCCTATAGTTAAAGCATTAACCTCAATCGTGGGCTTATGTGTCGTGGTGGCCATACTAGTTAAACACGTACTAGACATTAAAAAAGCAATCAAACCAGATAAATAAACAAATTTTACAGGATAATTACAAATGAGTAATTTAAATTTTGACGAGGTAGGCCAGCCAATTCGTGTCAATGTAGGTTCAGACATTAGCTTGGCAAGTCCTACTCTTATTTTGTTGCCAGAGGTGGGTAATAAAAAAGAGATTGTAGAGGGCGTTTCTATTCCTGCTGTTGATGTAGTAGATGGTAACGATACATACTTAGCCAATGAATATATAGAGTATTACACAAAGCTAGGCGATCTAGATTATGCAGGCCGCTGGAAGTCTAAAGCTAAGTTAAACTTTTCTACTACTGACGTAATGCAAACAGATTATAAAAAATTTAGAGTATTACCGTAATGGCAGCAACTAAAGGAAATCAATTCTGGAAAGCTAGATCTAAGCATGGGCGCGATAAGATATTTGCAACACCTCAGATAATGCTAGATGCTGCTTTTGACTACTTTACGTGGGTAGAAGATAACCCTTTAACCAAGCAGATTATCTATCAAGGAGTGGTGCAGGGTAATGAGGAATTATTAAGGGCAATGACGATCAAAGGGCTTTGTATATTCTGGGGTGTGAATACTAAGTATCTTAGTGATTTCATTGGAGGATTAAATTTAGAGGATAGTCAAGCAAAAGATTTTTCCGCCGTCATAGATACAATTAAAGAAATTATAGAAACTCAAAAGTTCGAAGGTGCTAGTGCTGGGCTATTAAATCCTAACATTATTGCACGTGACTTAGGCTTAGCAGATAAGAAAGAATTGTCAGGTAGCGTAGAGAATCCTTTAACTTTAGTAATACAAGAAATATCAGGTAACACGCTAGGACCAGCAGGTGAGTAGAGTTGTACGCGGTATAGACAATCGCAAGCCTAAAGACGCTAAAGAGTTTAAAGAGTGCTTAGCTGACCCGTGGTGGAGATTAACTAGCGGGCAACTGTATAAGATAATGATAAAGGGTGATGATGATGAGCAAAACCTTGTTGCGCCTTTTATTCCCAACGAGCCACAGCTTGACCTGTTGGCTAATCTACACACAAGAAACAACATACTAAAAGCTAGGCAGTTAGGCTTTACTACACTGATAGAAATATTCTTTTTAGATTGTGCACTATTTAAAGCTAACGTTCGTGCTGCTGTAATAGCTCAAAGCGAAGATGTGGCAAAGACAATATTCCGCGATAAAGTTTACTTTGCTTATAACAACCTACCTCCTTCATTGAAAGAAGCTATGCCACTAGGCAGAGAAAGTGCCAGTGAGTTACTATTTGCACACAACAATAGCTCTATACGTGTAGCAACATCAGCTCGATCAGGTACGTTGCAATACTTACACATCTCAGAGTTTGGCAAAATATGCGCTAAGTTTCCAGACCGGGCAGACGAGGTTATTACAGGTTCAATACCTGCTGTACCAACTAATGGCATGGTGTTCATTGAATCAACAGCAGAAGGTCAGGATGGCCACTTTTACAAGATATCTAAACGCTCAGAAGCATTACTACAATCAGGCAAGAAGTTAAACCCTAAAGATTACAGATTTCATTTTTACCCGTGGCATGGCGAGAGCAAGTACAAGACTAGCTCAGACAATGTTATTATCACCACTAAAGATAATGAATACTTTGATAAGATTGAAGGCGAGGCAAATTGTAGTATAGGTATAGAACAGCGTGCATGGTGGGTAATGACTCGTGACAGTGAATTCTCAGGCGAAGAAGAGAAGATGTGGCAAGAATACCCAAGCACTCCAAAGGAAGCGTTTCAAAAGTCTAAAGAAGGCTGTTACTATACTGTACAAATGTCTAAGGCTCGCAAGGAAGAAAGAATTACTTCAGTGGCTTATCGACCGGGTTATCCTGTTAACACGTTTTGGGATATTGGCAACGGTGACGGTACGGGCATATGGCTACATCAGCGTATAGGACAGAAAGATAACTTTATAGGTTACATAGAAGGTTGGGGTGAACATTACAGCCATTATGTTAGCGAGATGAATAAGCATGGTTACATGTGGGGCATACATTATTTACCGCATGACGCTGGACATATAAGACAAGGGCAAAGCGAAAACATATCGCCTGTTGATATGCTTACTAACTTAGGGCTTAAGAATATAGAGGTAGTACCAAGAGTTACTGAGGTGTCCCATGGCATACAAGCAACGCGCGATTCATTCTCTACCTGTTGGTTTGACGAGGTAGCATGTAAAAATGCTATAATACATTTAGACTCTTATCGCAAGAGATGGAACAATACAACAGGGCGGTTTATGGATCAGCCTGTGCATGATGTGCACTCAGAGTGTGCAGATGCGTTTAGACAGTTTGGGCAAATGAGTATCAGTGGTGATCTAGATCCACATAATCACCAAGACATTAACTTCGAATCGGAATGGTAACAATGGCTAAAAAAGATGATGAAATACACGCATTAGCGGTTAAGCGCTTTGAGCGAGTAGAAACAAAGGAAAGAGATCAACGACGGTTAGCTGTTGAGGATATTAAATTCGCTCAAACTGAGGATGGTCAGTGGGATGAAAACGCAAAAGAAAAGCGCAGGAATCGCCCACGCTTTACTATTAACCGCGTAGCTGGTGCTATCGATCAATTAATTGGTGATCAACGACAGAACAGAACTGATATTAAAATTCGCCCTGTTAGTGGTGGTGCTGATGAAGCTATCGCCAAAGTATATACTGGCTTAATACGCAACATTGAGTCAGCAAGTAAAGCCTCAAACGCTTATGATTGTGCATTTGATGAAGTTGTCAATGGTGGCTTTGGCGGCTGGCGAGTAACTACAGAGTTCAACGATGATGACGCTTTCGACCAAGACATTAGAATTAAGCCTTTAAATACTGCAACAACCTCATTGTGGTTTGATGATGCTGCAAAAGAATATGATAAGCGTGATGCTAACTTTGCATTTGTTACTGTTGATATGCCGTTAGAAGAACATCACAAGCGTTTTCCTGACTCACCTATGTCTGGATGGTCACAG